GAAGAACATATAAGAGCTTTACATCCTGAAGGAAAAGTATATGATACATGTTCAGGTAAAAGATGGATAAATAATGGTGAAGAAAGACAAATGGTTGATCAAATATATGTCGACATATTTATTAAAGATGGATGGAAACTAGGTTATAAATTAAAAGAAGAATCTGTTAAATGTAAAATTGTAGAATGTCCTCATTGTGGTAAAAAAGGTGGTGGACCTATCATGTACAGATTTCATTTTGATAATTGTAAACATAAAAAGAAACAACTACTATGAGAATTGAAGCATCCACTAATGTGGATAAAAAGATCTATGTAAGAGTAGCATCAGTACAACATTCAGTTGATAATAACCTGATTGCAGAATTAGTAGATAAAGGAATTAAAAGGACAGACATTAAGTTTGAATATGAAGACTTAAATAATTCTACCTGCTGTCCACAAATGAAAATAACTGCATATGCAACACCTACTGATAAGAGACTTCTCTTATCAATAAGTGCTGCACATACAACACTTACTAACAAGAAAAGAACTAAGAGTGTATTGGATGATGAGACAAGTAAGAGTAAATAATCATAACAATATACATGCTATGTTAATAGCTTACTACCTATCAGAATGGAACCAAAGATTAAATTAGAAGAGTATGTTGATGCTTGTTGGGACGATGTTAGTACTTACATTTATGGTATTTTGGATGGTTCTATTGTATGTAATAAATGGATTAAGAAAGCTGTTCAAAATTACAAGAAGGATGTTAACAGAAAAGATGTGTTTGAGTACAAAGTTGATATGGTCGACAAGGTATTTAAGTTCTTCTATTTCATCAACATTAACAAAGATAACAGGTACCAAAGATTCCAGTTACTTCCTTTCCAAGCATTTATAATAGCTGCCTTATTTGGGTTCTATTGGAAAGGTACAAATAAAAGAAGATATAGATATGCATTTCTATTTATGGGAAGGAAGAACGGGAAGAGTGTTTTTAGTGCGGCCCTTCAAATATACTTCCTTATTGCTGATGGTGTTGAGGATCCACAATCATTATTGTTGGCTTCAACGAGGGAACAAGCATCCATATGTCTTGACTATGCGACAGGCATTATCAATCACTCACCAGCTTTACGTAAACGACTTGAAGCACAAAGGTATAAAATCATATTCAAGGACAAGACTAAAGGAGGATTTAGTAAAGTACTGGCCTCTAATGCTCACAAACTTGATGGATATTCAGCAAGTGGAGCAATCCTAGATGAGGTACATGCTTATAGTGATGATAAACTATTCAATGTAATAAAGTCATCTATCCTTGCAAGGGAAAACCCAATGATATTCCTTATCACTACAGCAGGTTTTTCACTTACTTCATTTTGTTATAACCATATGTTATATTGTCAGAATATACTTAATGGTGATATTGAAGATGACACTACATTTGCTATGATGTATACTTTAGATGAGAAGGATAGTCCAGCTGATACTTCAACTTGGTGTAAGTCAAATCCAGCATTAGGTCATATAAATCATATGGAAGACTTAATGAGTGAGTACAACCAAAGTAAGTATTCAATAACTCAACTTAACAACTTCTTAACAAAGCACCTTAATGTCTTTGTAGACCAAGAAGCAGCTTGGATCCCTAATGAAGTACTTGCTAAATGTACACAAGACTTCAATATAGAAGACTTATATGGTGAAAGGATATACATTGGACTTGACTTATCAGCAACAAGAGACTTAACTGCTTTAGTTGGTTTGATAAAAAAGGATGATAAGTTCTATGCTTTACCTTATTTCTTCATGGCTAATAATGCTGAGAAGTTCTTAAGGTCAGGTGGAGTCAACTTAAAGTCTTGGATAAAGGATGGAATAGTAGAGTTATGTGATACACCAACTATTGATTATGATTTAGTAGTTGAGAAGTTTGCTTGGTTAAAGGAACACTTTGAAATAGAGATATGTAGATATGACCCTCATAATAGTGCAGCAATAATAAACAAACTATATGAGTTAGAAATTCCTTGTAAACCATTCCAACAAAGAGGACAATACTTTAACGAACCACTTAAAGCGTTAGAAAAGGAGATATTTGATGGTAACTTCATAATGAATAGTCCTGCTCTTAAGTGGAATATCAATAATGCCGTACCATATAGGGATGGAAACGCTAATATAAAGTTGATGAAGAACAAATCATTGGACTCTATTGATGGTGCTGTGTCACTAGGTATGGCTATGGGTGGTTGGATGGATAGTGAAGCTAATGCAATGCTTGATAAATCAGTCTGGCAAAATTGATATATATAAAATAAACTATACAACTATGTTCGAAAACGCTAAAAAGCGATTTGCAACGTTTCTTGTACCTGAAATTAAGGCTCAATTAGGGACTTATGATGTCTATAATGAGCAAGTCTTGGAGCCAATGTCTATTGGTAACAGTAAAAATACATTTCAGAATTCGGATGCGGAGAAAATTGCTACTGCAGTCACTTGTATTAAAGTTTTAGGAGATACAATCTCCAGACTTCCTGTTAATGTATACCAATCATCACCTTCAGGTAATCAAATAGATAAAGATGATTACAGGTATGACTTATTACATTACTCACCAGATGGAATCATTACTTCAAACTCTTTCTTTGGAGCTTTAGAATATCAACGTAATCTAAAGGGTAATGCCTTTGCTAGAATTTATAGAGATAAGTTAACTGGTAGAGCATTAAGGTTTCAGTTCATACCATCCAATATGGTAGGTGGATATAAAATATCCAGAGGTCAACTTTACTACATCATTTATGAAAGAAAGAATAACAGTAAAGAAACTAAAGAGGTTATTATAAATGCAAATGATATATTTCATTTTAAGATGATAACCAAAAACTCTATATGGGGTATCAACCCTATTGAAGTACAAAGGCTTAACCTAAGTACAATATGGAAAGCTAAAAATACAATTGATTCATTCTATGAGAACAATGCATTCTCACCTAAAGTACTAAAATCTCAAATACCTGATGCTCAATTCCAAAAGCAGTTTGCAGAATCTATGTCTCAGTTCAATGATACTAATGTTGGACCAGTCAATGCAGGTAGAGTTATCAAACTACCACCTTTTACAGAAATTCAAGAACTTTCATTAGATCCAGTGGATGCTAAATTCATTGAAAGTACTAAGTTTGACACTACACAAATAGCTGCCTTTTATGGTGTTCCACCTGATATGGTTGGTGTGTATGAGTATGCTAAATACAATAATGTTGAACAAGCACAGTTAGGTTTTAGAGTTAATACAATAGCTTCTATAACAAGGATGTATAGACAAGAACTTGAAATGAAGTTACTTACTACTGAAGAAAGAAAGGCTGGTAAGTCAATTGAGTTTGTTACACAAGCAATGATGGAATTAGATGTTGCAACAAGGACTGCATACTATAAAACAATGCAGGATTTAGGTGTTATGACTCCTAACCAAATAGCTTTATTAGAAGGGTTACCTACATTTGATGATGGTGATAAGCATTATATGTCAAGTCAAACAATACCTATTGAAGATAGAGATAGTACTGAACCACCACAACCTGAATAAATAAAATAACATATAGTTATGAAACATAAGTATAACAAATTACAAGAGAGGGTTAATGAAGTAAAAGACCTTCAGTTTAGAGCAGTTGAAGAGGGAGATGAGAAGATTTTAGAAGGATATGCTGCACTTTACGGAGTACGCTCAAAGTTACTTTACAATTCATTCTACGAGATTATTGAAGAAAGAGCCTTTGATGATGTCTTACAGAGAGATGATTTAGATGTTGTGTTGAACTTCAACCATGATAATAAAATGGTAATGGCAAGAACAACAAACGGCACCTTAAAACTAAGGTCTGATGAAACAGGATTGTACTTTAGAGCTACATTACCAGATACAAGCTATGCAAATGATGTATATGAACTTGTTAAAAGAGGAGATATATTCCAAAACTCTTTTGCCTTTTTGCCTGAGAAAGATGGTTATCGTCAAGAAACTATTGAAGGAAATGAAGTTGTTACAATTACCAAAGTTGCTAAACTTAGGGATGTATCAGCAGTAACATTTCCGGCATATGCTGAAACTAATGTTGAAGCAAGGGATGAAGAACAAACAGAGGAACCTGTAAAGGTTAGACTTGAGGTTGATGAAGATCAATTAAATGCTATATTAGGTATGGCTAAAGAGCTTACTACTTTAGTGGAGCAAGCAATTACTCCACCTGAAGATGCACCTGAAGAACCATCTGAAGATGAACCGGTTGAAGAACCAGTTGATGAAGAGGAACCTATGGAAGAAGAAAATAGATCCCAATCTATAAATAAGAAGAAGAAATTCTTGAAATTAAATTAAAAATAATAAATTAGTTATGAAAAAATTAAATGACTTAAAAGAAGAAAGAACTCAGTTGACTCTTAGATATAATGCAATTATGGATATCGAAGAAATGACTGACGAACTTCGTACAGAAGCCGATGGGATCGGTACAAAAATCTCAACTATTGATGGTGACATTAAGCTTGTTGAAAGAGCTGATGAATTAGCTAAAAAGGAAGTAACTATTGAAACTGATGAAGTTGAAGATAGAAATGCTGGTGATGAATTCCAAACATTCCTTAGAAGTGCTATTGAAGGTAACGGACCATTAAGCTTTAGAGCTGATCCTATCCTTACTACTACTGATACTGGAATCATAAACAAAGATGTTGCTAATTCTTTAGATATTCTTACCTCTCCAGGTGAGGCTTTCCTTAGAACTTTAGGTGTGTCTTTCTATCCTGGTTTAACAGGTAACTTTGTTGTTCCTGCTATGGCTGAAGATACTGCAGCATTTGTTGCTGAAGATGCTTCTGGTGCAAGTGCTAATATGGTTCCTGAATCATTAACTTTAGCTGCTCGTAGAGTAACTCATACTCAATCTATTACTAAGGAAACTCTTGCACAAACTAATCCTGCTATTTATGCTGGTATTGTACAGAACCTTATCAATGGTGTATGGAATGCTATTACTAATGATGTATTTGATACATTAGAAACTGATGCTGCTACACAAGGTGGAACTATTGCCGGTTCAACATTAGCTTATGGTGATGTTGTTAACATGGAAGCTTCTATTGGTGGACTTAACATTGGTGCTGGTGCATATGTAACTACTCCTTCTGTTAAAGGATTCCTTAAGCAAACTGTTGTATTAGGAACTGATAATGGTCCTATTTGGGCTAACAATGAAGTAAATGGTTATCCTGCTTATGGAGTACCTGCTGCTAATTCACAAAGCATGTATTTCGGAGACTTCTCTAAAATGGCTGTTGGCCAATGGGGTGGAGTTGAAATTATAGTAGATCCTTATTCACAAGCAAAACAAGGACGTATTGTTCTTACTGCTGTTGCTTTAGCTGATTCAGGTTGCACAAACAAACGTGGACTTGTATTTATTGCTGACGTATCAACAAGCTAAGAAATAGTAAAGATGATATAATGGGGTAGGGAAAGGCTCTACCCCTTATTAAAATAACTTAACAAGATGTCCATACCTATTAAAACAAAAGTGTCCTGGCCTGTATCTTTATCTGAAGCAAAGAGACATTTAAGGGTTGAAGATGATTTTCATGAAGATGATGACTATATTCAAAACTTAATATATGCCGCTACTGCTAAGGCTGAACAATACATTGGTAAGGATATTGCAGAAACAACAAATTCACAATCATTATATGATTATTCAGGTGATGATTTAACACTAATGGAAGGCAATTTTAACTCCTTTACTGAAGCTGTGACAGATACTTCAACCGCTTACAATGCAATTGAAACCAGAATCTATTATAACTCAGCATATGTAGAATTAAGTGAAAGTGTAAGTTCCGATCCATTAGTGGTAAGCTACAAAACTGGATATGATCAAGGAGAATGTCTACCACTTATCAAACAAGCTATACTTATTAAGATTAAGGACTTTTATGATGAGCAAAGATCTTCTTATGATAAAGGAACAGTTAGACCAAATAAAGCGTTTGAATATCAATTAGATTCTTTCAGACTTGTAATATGGTAATATGTATAGATTAGACAAACAAATAGTAATTGAAAAGGAAACTACTACCACAAATAGGGTAGGAACACCTGAAGAAACATATGAGTTTTTGAAAGAAGCTTGGGCTGAGAAGTTCCAAAACAATTCAACTACACAATATGCACCAGAAGGAATGGTACCATTCTCAGCAGATGTATTCATTATAAGATATGATGAAGATATTAACTATAAGTGTAGACTAATTTGGAATAATAACTATTATAAGATAGAAGGAATTGACTATATAGGACGTAAACATTGGATTAAACTAAAATGCATTGTCTGGGAAAGGGCAACACAATACTAATGGAAGGAATAAGTGGAAGTCTTGAAGGATATGATGAACTGTTAAAGGTTCTTAAAACTTTAGGTGATGACAAGCAAGTAAATGCACTCCTTAAAAAGGCAAATAGAGAGGCTGTAAAGCCTGTTCAAAAGGCAATGAAAGGATTACCATTTCCTGCAAGGTTAGTTAAAGGAATAGCAATTAGAGCAGTAAAGGTAGATGGAAACAGACACCCTAATGCTGTAATGGTTGGTCCTACTTCTAAAGTATTTCCACTAAGGTTCTTAGATAAAGGTACTGTTGATAGATATACTAAGGCTGGAGCTTATAGGGGTAAAATAGAAGGTAAGAATATAATTGAATCTTTTATGGACCAACAAGCAAAGTCTGTTCAAAAGGATGCTGAAATTAAGTATGGTGAAGACCTTGTTAAATTAACTGCAAAAGACGTAAAAAGAATTAACAAAAAGAAATGAGTTTTACAAGCGAAATATACACAATAATGACTACTGATACTTCGCTTAATGCGTTAGTAGATGGAGGAATTCATTATGAGAACCTAATAGATAACTGGTTAGGTCAAACTGATGCTGATGCTTGGATAGTTTATGAAT